TTGGTAGCGTAGATGTCGTTAAAACGCTTACTACCAGAGCCAATGTTCATAAGTCCATCAGTAGCGGCATTAGTTGTCATATTGAATGGTCTAAAGTGTTCACCACCATTAACAAACTGAATACCTGCGTCATCGTTACCGATAGCCATGTCACCGCCTTCAGTCCCAATACTTCCAACTGACACACCAGCTTGATTGAGTTCAATAATGTTTCCATCGTTAGTACCACGATTGAGTTTTAATGCAGCATCTCCACCTATAGATGTTGTTATTTGTCCTGCTGGTTCAATTTGCACACCTGCTGATGAGAAGTCATTTGCTGAAGTCTTACCCACCAACAAGTTGCCTGAGTCACCATCAATACGCATCATTTCTACTGGATTAGTACCACTATTGTTATAATTAAATGTTAGGTCTGCTTCATCTAATGAAATATCATAATGTAAATTTAAAGTGTCACTAGCACCTGATTCTGCTAATCTTAAAGTAGCATGAGAATCAGCTCCAGAAGTTGAATTATCTCTTATTGTTAATATTGGGTCAGTACCAACAATTTCCATAATAGTATCAGGACTATCAGTTCCAATTCCAACCTTGCCATCTCGTTTTAAAGTTAAAAAAGTACTGCCTCCGTTTGAGTCATAAGCGCCAAAACCTATTGACTGATTAGGTCTATCTATTTCTATACCAAATCCGTAATAAGAACCACCTTGTGCTCTGTTTTTGGTTCCGTCATTATAAGAACCCATACCAATAAATCCTGTAGAAGAACCTGTATCATTTAACGTTATAATATTATTTACACCAATATCTAAAAGAGCGTCTGGACTACTCGTTCCAATTCCAACATTGCCTGAGCTGTCAATTACTAATCTGCTTGTATTTGCAGTATTGTCGTACAGATAAAAAGAGTTTGTACCTACACCAGCATATCCAACACCTAACTCGTATTGCTGTGTAGACGCATCACTATCAAACATGATTGCTGTTGTTGATGCAGAGTTTAAATGCAGTTTAGCAGCAGGACTAGTCGTACCAATACCCAACTTCTCAGCACTTGCATCCCAGAATAGAGCTTGGCTAGTTCCTGTATCATCGTAGAAGGAGATGTCTCCGCCATTATTAATACGCATACGTTGTAGGGTAGAAGTACCATCATTAGTGCTAAATAATAATCTTGATGCGGATGTAGTAGTATCTTCTCTATTAGCTGAAATAGTAGCTACTGAATTTTGAGTTCCAGCTTTTTGTGTAAGTGAAATAGTTGATGTATTACCTGTATGTGACATAGATAATGTATCACCTTCAACAGTCAACCCATCCATTGTGGCTGTACCTGTTACGTCTATGCCTGTGTTGGTTATTCTCATGCGTTCTGATGAGCCTGTAGCAAATCTTATATCTTCTGCTCTAAACCCAAGTGGCTTCAAAGCTGAACCAGCAGAATTTTGTGCTTGTAAAGCTACATTACCATCACCCACTTCACTAATTATGTCATTAATTGTTAATCTAGCATCAGTTGAAATATCTATATCAGCTTTTACAGCATTAACTGTACCTGAAAGGTGGAGGTCTTTGAATCTACCACCTGAATGACCTAAACTTACAGTATCGTCAGAATATGCACCAAGATTGTTTGCTGGATGAAATCCAGTTGTGTTAATTCTTAGTGACTTAGTAGTTCCTGCATAATATGTTGCACCACCGACATGACCAATACTTCCAATTTGTGCAGCATTTGAATAAAGCCTAACCAAATCACCTGAATCTGCATTTCTACAGATTTGCATAGTTTCACCTGATGCATCTCTACTAAATGTTGCTGCATCTGTCCCTCTTATTATATGACCAGTGCCTAACCTAGCATCAGTAGTAGTAGTCTTACCCACAAGCAAGTTTTCACTACTATCAATAGTTATAGCTGTAGAAGTAGCATTATCATCAATACCTGTTGACCTAAAGCTAGTAAGAGTTCCAACGCTTGTAATATTAGGTTGAGCTGCTGTTGCTAGTGTTCCTGTAATGTTTCCTGAAGATTGAATAGCACCTGTAATATTAATATCACCAGTACCTGTTATATCGCTTGAGTTTAAATCTAAATCACCACCAAGCTGTGGAGTTGTATCTTCTACAACATTATTAATAGAAACAGCTTGTACTCTTGCATCAGTGTAATAAAGGTTAGAGCCTTCTGATAAATCACTTGTAGACTTACCACTAAATGCAGAATTAAATCTTGCAGAAGTATAGTAAAGATTGCTAGTGCCTTCAGATACATCATCAGTATCTTTGGTTGCTAGTCTTGTATCAAATCTAGCATCAGTGTAATAAAGGTTAGAGCCTTCTGATAAATCACTTGTAGACTTAGCTGTAAAAGCAGAATCAAATCTAGCCTGAGTATAGTAAAGGTTAGTGCCTTCAGTTAAATCAGCAGTATCATGGTTGGATAAGCTAGAAACTGTACCTGTAACTGCTCCAGTTAAATTACCTTCTACATTAACTACTAAAGTTCCAAGTGAATTAAGTGTTATGTTTCCTGTAGCACTACCATCTGCTGTAGTAAGACCCATTGTAAATTTATCAACTGATTCATCCCACATAAAGATGCTGTTATCAGAAGTACCTCTATTAATAAGCATACCTGAATCATTAACAGGACTTCCTGTAAGACCTGCATTGAGTTGGAATAGGTTATCTTCTATATCAAGATTCGTTGTGTCTAAAGAGGTTAGAGTTCCATTAACAGTTAAATTACCTGCTACTGTTAAGCTATCTGCAATTTGAACATCATCAGGTAGTGATAGTGTTACATCTGCAGACTCACTACCACTTCCTGATACAGTAATCTTATTAGCTGTTCCAGTAATGGTTTGAATGTAATTACCAACTGTATCAGTTCCAAGTGTTACTGAGTTAGCAGCTACAGTATTTGCTTGTATTCCTAGTGCATCAACAAATGCTTTAGTGACTCTTGCATCTATAGCTGAATTTGCTCTTGTATCTGTATAGTATAAATTTGTGTTTTCAGTTAAGTCAGCAGTAGTCTTATTACCAAATGCAGAATCAAATCTAGCTGATGTGTAATATAAATTAGTAGTTCCTTCACTTAAATCATCTGTATCTTTAGATGTAAAAGCTGAATCAAATCTAGCTGATGTGTAATATAAATTAGTGCCTTCTGCTAAATCAGAAGTAGACTTAGTTCCAAGTCTTGTATCAAAGTCTGTATTAGCTCTTCCTGATGTGTAATATAAATTAGTAGTTCCCTCTGAAACATCATCTGTATCTTTAGTAGCTAATCTAGTGTCAAAAGCAGAATTAACTCTTGCATCTGTATAGTAAAGATTAGAGCCTTCAGATAAGTCTCCAGTATCTTTAGTAGCTAATCTAGTATCAAAATCTGAATTAACTCTAGCTGTTGTGTAATATAAGTTGCTGCCTTCAGTTAAATCACCTGTATCTTTTGTAGCTAATCTTGAATCAAAATCTGTATTTGCTCTAGTTGTTGTATAGTAAAGATTAGTATTTTCAACGACTATAGAAGTATCAAGTGTTGATGTGATTGCTTGATTAGAAGCATTACCTATAAATATCTTGCCATTATTTAAGTTTGGAACATCATTACTTCTTCCAGCACCACCTACTTTTATTGAGCCAGCAGCAGCATGACTTCTTATAACTTTACCTATGTTTTGTATTTGACTTGATTCACCTGTTGGTTTTGTTGTTGTATAAGCACCTGCTGTTGTTGAAGCATATAAAATTTGTCCTTCTGATACACCTGAGGTATCTAATCCATCTAACGTACCAAATGTTGCAACTTGTAATCCTGCATTATTATTAGCATCTGTTACAGCTAAACCAAATACAGGCATTTTAGAAACATCATCAGCTTTAGCTTTAGATACCACTGGAACATCACCTGAAACTCCTGAGACATAAACTAAATCACCTTTTGTTAATGCTTCACCAGCTTTTGCACTAAATCTAACAGCACCATCAATATCACCAATAAATTCTTCACTTGCTGTAATAATATTAAAAGTAACATCATCAGTTGTAGCTACAGCTTGTCCTATAGCAATACTAGGAGTAGAACCCTCACCAGTTCCACCTGTTACTGTTACACCAGTACCACCTGATAGTGATTCAACATAATCACCAGTTGTATCAGTTCCCAAAGTAATAGAATTAATTTGAACTACTGTATCTATATCAACATTAGTACTACCATCAAAAGATACTGAACCCACAACATCACCTGATAAAGATATGGTTCTAGCTGTAGTTAATATGTCAGCAGAATCTGCATTACCTGTTAAATCACCAGTAACATTACCTGTAACATTACCAGTTACATTACCAGTAACATCTCCTGTTAAATTCCCTGTAAATGTATTAGATGCAGTAATACTAACACCTGTAGTAACCCAAGCATTATCAGCAGCGTTTCTAATCTTTAATACACTGCTTGAAGTATCTACCCATAATTGATGAGCAAATGTAGTTGATGGTTCTGTTGAACCACTATTAACAGTTGCAATAGCTAAAAGAGCATTGTTTAAATCTGCTCTAAAGTCTGCACCTGATTGGTTTGCTATGTTGTAATCGTGTTGTGCCATATTAAATTCCTATTTTATATATCTTAAATCATTCAGGGTTACTTGGAAATATCACATCATCAATATTATTAGCTGACTGATATAAAGATGGTAAATCTCTTAATTCCTGCCTATATGTTGCCCATTCTTGTTTCTTAGAATCAGCTAAAGGTGCATCATTTACTTGAGTCCAATCTGATTCTTTTAGTAATTCGTTTCTTTGTATTCTTATTGTTGGGAGAAAATCAACAACCTGCTCTACTGCTTCACCATCAATAATTTTATAATTATCAACATCATAAATACCCTCTATTATTGATTGTCCTTCTTGTAAGGGTATTTCAGATAATGCTACATTTGTTGCACCACTCTCTAAGATTTCCCCTGTTGCAGTGTTGTATGTTGTGTATTCTATTATCGTATTCATTTTATTGTGTGTTATCTACAAATACATATAAAGACTGATATGTACTTCTTAGTTTTGTTATCCATCTTACTCTCCAATATACTTTATTAGCATTTGTTCCTGAAGTTGGTAATCCTGAGATAGTTCCATTATAAGCAAACACATAAGTTCTAAAAGTACCTGCTGCCATAGTTACATTTTGTATACCACCTGCTGCTTGAGTATATGTAGAGCCACCATTGACACTGTATTCTAAAACACCATTTGTACAGTCACCATAAACACCAGTCCAAATTGCTTGATATGAAGCACCATCTCTAACATTATCTACTACACATGTAGTTAAATAATTTCCTGTTGTTGATGTTATTGTTGTAAAGTTTGTTGAACCTCTTTGAAAAGCACTAGCAAAACTTGATAAAGGAACTGCTGAACCTGTATGAGAAATAATATCAGCAGATACGTCTGCAAAATGTTTTACATTTAAAGTATCAACATTAATTCTAGCTGCATCTAATTGGTCTGCTGTTATCTTGGTAGCTGATATGCTTTGCACTTTGTCATTAGTAACAGCATTACTAGCTATTTGGGTTGTATCTACACCACCTGATTTAATAATTAAGTTACCACTACCGTCAGTATCTAAAGTAACCCCATCAATTAATATCTTATCTGCTGATAGATTATTAATTCTTGCATTATCAATAAGAACAGTGCCACCACTTACAACAAAAGGACTTATGCTACTTCCTGCATCATTATCTATTTTAAAAGTATCAGCTAAAAAAGCTATTGTGCTAGTAGCACCAGTTCCTGAATCAGCATTGCTGTTAAGAACCATTTGTGCAACTTTGCCATTTGCATTTAATTGCAATACATAAGATGCAGAAGCATTGTCATTTATATCTGTTATTGCTGATGCATTGGTTGTAACAGATGCTGTATTACCAGCAACCGTAGAAGTTAAAGATGTAATATCAGAAGCAAGAGCAGTGTCTGCATTTGCTCTAGTTGTAGCTTCGCTAGTTATAGCAGAAGTATTGCTATTAACTGTAGAAGTAAGACTTGTAATGTCTGATGCTAAAGCAGTATCAGCATTTGCTCTAGTTGTAGCCTCACTTGTTATTGCTGAGGTGTTTGAATTAACTGTAGAGGTAAGACTTGTAATGTCTGATGCTAAAGCAGTATCAGCATTTGCTCTAGTTGTAGCTTCAGAAGTAATATCTGCTGTATTGTCATCAACTGTAGAGGTCAAAGATGTTATATCAGAAGCAAGAGCAGTGTCAGCGTTAGCTCTTGTTGTAGCTTCAGAAGTAATAGCAGAGGTATTTCCACTGACTGTAGAAGTTAAGCTAGTTATATCTGCTGCTAAAGCTGTATCAGCGTTTGCTCTTGTAGTTTGTTCAGTGCTTATTGCTGATGTATTACTATTAACTGTAGATGTAAGACTGGTTATAGCACTAGCATTAGCTGAAGTATCAGTTGTAAGAGTAACTATATCTCCCTGAGCTGTAGCTATGTTTGTTGTGTTAGTAGATACAGTTGAGCTTAATGAGTTGTATAAAGTTACTAATGAAGAATCTCTAGCCTTTACCCAACCATTGTTAGATGCATTTCTAACATACATCTGATTATTATCATCAGTGTCTGCCCACAAATCTTGAGGTTGTAATGCAGAGCTATCACTTCTTGTTGTTGGAGCTGATGTAGATTTTATTAATTGTGTTGAATTAGTACCACCAGCATTGATTGCAGATTGCACATCAGCACCAATTTTATCTAGTGTTACTGCATCATCTTGTATATCTGCTGTTGCTGTAGGAGCATCACCAATAGTAAAGGTTAAGGTAGCAGGTGATGATTCTGAGCCTAAAGTATTAAGTGAGCTAACACTTGCAACATAGTTAGCATCAACAGGTAAAAAGTTTAAATCACAATTTTCTACATCAACAATAGTATTTTTTACTTGATTACTAGAACTATCTACAACATTAACTCTATATTGATAATTAGGAAAATCTGTTGGTTCATCCCAAGATAAAAATGGTCTACCTGTAGAACTAGAATCGGTATCAGTAAATGATAATCCTGTTGGAGCTTTAACTGCATAAGCAGAAGGTAGGTTAGCTAATTCTTCTACTGGTTCTTGAGGTGGTACTTCCCATGTATAAACATCAAAGTATTCTATTAAGCTAACTGCAACTAATCCATTAGGCTGTAATTCTAATGCCTCTACTCTACAAACTTTACCTGAGAATCCTAAGCCTGCATAAGTTAAATCTACTATATCTCCTACGTTGAGTTTATACATCTCAGGAGTTCCTAAGAACTGCATAGTTGTTTGATTTCTACTTCTAGTTAGAATTGCCTTACCCATGTTATAGGCTATATAAGGGTCGCTTATATAGGGAAATTCAGCTTTTATTTCTAATATTTCATCACCATCATCTGAATAATATTCAGGGGTTGCATCATGTAAAACAGTAGCTGTATCTAATTCATATTTTTTATTAGCATTGAAGAATTCAACTATAACTTTATTTGCTTTTTTATCTTTGTTTCCATAATCAACTGATATACCAGCATCAGAAATAATATGATTATCGTTGATACTAAATGTTGATGTCCCTGTATCTTCTATTGATAGTTCATACTTACCATCTATATATAAAAAGATACCACGCATATTTGCAAGTAATTCTTTTGCGTTATCCATGACATTTTTATTAGCATCTAAATAGCCATTACAATGAAATCTTTTAACTTTAACTAATGAACTACCTGTTTGTGATGAATATGTTGAACCTAATGTGTCATTTATATAAACAATGTATTCATCATTTTGGTCGTAAAATCCATTTCTCTGCACATCTTTAATTTCTTTGCCATCTACAATTAGATTGCCATTTGCATCATTAATATCTACTATTTCTCCAACTTTATTTTGCCACCAGTTAGTATTAGGGTCAGTTCCACCAATGGTTATAAAGTCATCTCCAGCATTGCCTGACCAAGTAAGAGATTGAGCTACACCATTAAAATAAGGCTGGTCAACTTCTGTATCACAAACATTAGCAGCAGCAGTAAATGTGCTCATGTTAATTTGTGATTGTGTTAATCCCTTACCATATTCATTATTGGTTATGTAATCTAAGAAAGTTAATGCAGGATTATCTGAATATTTATAAGTAGATACAGTTCCAAATGTTTGATTTGTGTCTCTTGGGTCAAATACTTTTTTACCTCTAACTTGGACTGTTAGTTGTGGAATTCCTGACCAAATACCTTCCTTATCATAGCCATAGTGAGCTGCTATATAAGCAACACCATTGAGTTTATGTGCTGTAGTCCAGTTAGGCATAGAAGCAACAAGCATAGGGTCTGCTAGTTGTGTAGCTTGACCATGATGTAGGTTCATAACATATCTATATTTAGATGTTGGACTTGAGCCAAACTGACCAGCACCAGCATTTATACCAGTACCATTTTGTGAAACTGTATTTAAAGAATAATTACCTGAAGATATTTTGTCTGAACCAATATAACCGCCATCTCTGAATCTAGCTGAATCAGTTAAGGGATTACCATCTAACTCAATAGTTCTTCCAAGTATTTCATCACACTCACCAACTGATAAGGCATAGACTACATATAAATCTCTTGAGTCATTTGCGGATACATCCATATAAATAACCTGAGCACCAACACGCCTATTTCCATATATGACAGGTAATTTACCTCCAGCAGATGTTTTATTTAATAAAATATCTTGACCTTTCGCAAGCATATTTCTAGCTTGTAAAAATCCTTTAACGCCAATAACAAGAGATGTAAAATTAATAATACCTGTAATTGTTTTTAAAATTGTAGCTGTTGTACCAGTAGTACCAAACGAAGTTCCAAGAAGTTGGAAAAAAGTAAATATTTTATCTAGCATTATCTACCCCACCTAACATCTTCTTTAACCTGAGCTGCAAATTCAAAACCCTTATCACCTGTGCTAAACAACTGCTGTGATTCATCAGTAAAATGTCTGCCCTTAGTTAAATTCCAATTTGCCCAATGTGATGCCACATTCATAGTAAGTGTAGAATTGCTTAAGTTTTCTTGTATAGCAACATTTCTTATTTGCCCTTTAAAAAAACCTATAGCACCAACAATTGTTTCATCAGAATTAAAATAAGCAATATATATATCTACTGTCTTATCTGTAAACTCACCATCTTGAACTAAAGACCTTACTTGGTCTGTTATATTTGAAAACGCCAAGCCTATTTCAGTTACTTCTAGTTGACCAGTTTCTGTTGCAACATCTACTGATAAAAAAGAACCACCAGCTTCATAAGAATTAGAATCATAAGTAACATTAGAATACCAATCAGTTAATCTGATAGTAGATGATAAATTAAGCTCAACTAGAAAAGCTGTCTTGGTTGCTGTTGATGATACTTGGGCTTGTAAATCAGTAGATAAACTTCTTGGCATTAGGCTATAACCTCTCTAACATCAAATGAAATACTGTAAAAACCATTAGCACTTGTTGAATACATGATTTCATTGTTTTCTAAATAAACAGTAAAACTTGGTTTGTTTACAGTAACAGCTTCATTATCTGCTAGAGATGCTACTAGATTTGGCGATATAAGAACAGTTAATGCTCCACCACCATCAGAATCAATATCTGATTGAACCATGTAGACTTTGCTATGATTCGCAAACTTAATTAAATCTCCAGCCTTTAAAGCACCTGTTTGGTTCGCTGTAAAGCCATCTAAGACTATGGAAGCATCTCCTGATGTATGTGCTCCAACTACTTGAATATCTGTTTCTGACTTGCCTGCACCTAAGTTATCTAGTGGTGCAACTATTGTAAAATCTTCAAAAGAACCTTTTTGTTTTTGTAAAAATGAAAATATTTCCTGAGACTTTTCTTGTTGTAATGGTGGCATTGCAACTGTAAAAGAAAAATACTGAGCACCTATTTGTCTGACTTGTTTTTTACCTGATAGTGTTTGATTTAATAGAGTAGGTCTATTGTCTTTAAAATTAAGACTTCTAAAATTTGGGTTTGTTGGAAATTGTCCTGACATTATACTATTCCCATTTTGCCTTGATTATTCATGGCGTTGTTTATGATTGATGTTATCAACCCTTTTCTTGATGCTAGTAACTGGTCAAAGCCAGCAGCATCTACTGTTGATATATTAAAGTTCACTGTAGCACCCATACTTTGTCCTTTAGTATGATCTATAACAGTTTCGTTTGGATGTAATATAGCATTAAATCCTCCTTTACCATCTACACCCCCAGCCCTAGCTCCAAAACCTGTATAACCACCACCTTCTCCTGATAGTTTTTTCCCTAAAATAGTAGTTTCGCCCATATCTCCAAAATCTTGAGCGGCTACAGCAAAATATCCAGGACTTAAATTAGCGGCCTTTGCTGTTGACCCCCCAGCCATAAGATTATCTATGCTTGATGTTATGCCAGCAACTAATTTTTGCACAACATATACTTGTAATAATTCTCTTATTACAGCCTGAGTTACACTCATTGCTAATGTTTTAAATTCTAAGAATTTTTGACTAGTTATATCAAAAAAATCAAGATAAGCATTTGTTAATTTGCCTTCAATAGTCTCGCCAAAAGTTTTTGTAATAACAATAGAGTTTTTTGTTTCTTCTTGTATTTTTTTTAATGCTTCTAAATAAGAATCAGCTCCATCTAAATTAGTATCATTTAATATTTTTTTTGCTTCAATTAAAATGTTTGTTTGTGTTATTTCTTCTTGTATAACATCTAATTCTTTTTGTTTTTGCCTTCTTCCAAAACTTTTTGCATTTTCTTCTTTCTCTTTTAATAATTCTGCTTCTCTTTTTTGTAAATCTGCAAGTTTTTGATTCAAGCCCTCTACACTATTAGCATATTGATCTGTATTTTTAGATGCCATCATTACTATTGATGCTAAAGATGCAAAGCCAACAGCTAGTGCTGTTATTGGATTTGTTAACATTGCAATTTTCAATAAATTTAATGCCCTAATTAATTTTGGTATAGCGGTTGCTGCTAATAATGTTATAGCTGGTATTAATATTTCTTGTATATTTTTTGCAAAGAAAGCAGCAGCATCAGCAATAATCCCAAAAGCATTTGTGCCTTTTTGAATGTCTCCAATCATAAACTGGAAACTATTTCTTATAGATACGCCAGCTTGACCTAGGGTCATAGGCATATCTGCTATCTTCTCATTTGTCTCTTCTACTCCAGCAATCAATATTGGCAATACTTTTTCAGCAGTTAAACCACCAGCATGACCAAACTCTCTAAGCTCACCAACTGTCATGTTAAGACCTTTAGCCAACATCTTAGTTAAAATTACGTTGTTTTCCATTACAGAACGTAACTCATCACCCCTTAAAGCACCTGAAGCTAAACCCTGTGCTAACTGTCTAGCAGAGTTATTTGCTTCTTGAGTATGAGAACCAGCAATAATAAAGGTATTTGCTACCATTTGTGTAGCATTAGCCAATTGATCTTGTGTAGTACCTAAATGCTCTGTAGCTAAAGCAAGCCTTGTATATAACATGGCAACAGAATCAAAATCCGATCTTGATTCCATGGCTATTCTTTTCATGCTATCCATAGCTGCTGCTGTAGCGGTAGCACTACCAGTCAAAGCGTTCATTCTATTTTCTACACCAATCATTACATTGGCTGCTTGAACTATTTCTCTAGTACCAAAAGCAGCAGCAATAGTAGCTCCAAGTCTAGCAACTTGATTGTGAACACTACTAATATCGCCTTTGAATTTCTTTAAAGCAGCACCTGATTTGTTATTTGCTAACAAATCTATTTGATACTTCATTCCTTTACCTAGAGCCATTTTGTTCTTCCTTTATCTCAAGATAAGCTAACCATCCTTGAAATTCCTCAACTGTTATCTCTTCAATTTCAGCTAAAGTTTTATTAAGTTTTTCAGCTAGTGCATATTTTATGTATAGCTGCTTATCTTCAATTACTTTTTTTTAACTTGTTCCTGTGAAATATTGTTCATCATTTCACTTGAAACTCTAATTAATACATCTCTATCAACCCTCTCCAATAAGGTTTTCTTATCAGCGATAGTAAATAACTTTTCTCCAGCCTCATCTAATGCTTTATAAATTAAAACATAAGCCAAAAGCTGTACTTCATCATCTTTAGCCAGTTTCATAAATTTAGAAGTCTCTGAAAGAGTGATTGGTCTACAATAAATCTTTAACGGACTATCTTCATCCTCACCCCATTCAGGGACTTCTATAATTTTAGTTTCTATGCTATCAAAATGCTTCTTTGCGTTATCTATAACTGACATTTTCTTATACTGTTGATGTTGTTAAAGCACCATTGCCTTGTACTGAAATGCTAGCCTCAACCAATCCATCAAAAGATGCACTTCTTGAAACTCCAGTAACAATAGCTGAACCAGTGTAGTAAGTATCTCCAGTTGTATCTCCTTCAGGATATACATTTAAAGTTACTTCTGAACCAATACTTAAAGCACCTTGTCCGTCAGTATCAGTCTCATCCCAAAATACATCTAAACTTCCTGAGAAATTTGATAATGATGGTTTGTAGGTTCTAGCAGAATCACCCATTGAAGTATCTTCTAAAGTATCAGCAGATTCTTCTATTGAGTAAGACTTAATTTCAGCTACAGCATTTGAACCGACTTTAACAGTTCCTTCACTTCCTTTATGTGTTGCCATTTTCTTTTACCTCGTCTTCCGACTTTTTCTTTGAAGAAGGTTTAATTTTTTCTTGCGAATGGACTGCTTCTTCTTTCCAACCCATATTCAATAAAGACTCAACCTTTGAAGGGTGAGCATTTATAGAAATTTTGCCATTTGGACTAATCATTTTCATAATTGTCTCCTGTTAAACCGCCACATCAGGATTAGTTTCCTTGACATAGTAGTTAGTTAAAAATGTAAGAGATACATAACCCAAAGGCTTTTCTCCCTCAGCGTTAAACTCTATTTCTGTTGATTCTAGGTAGCAGTCCTTTGTTAGACCATCTAAGGTTCTGTCTGCTGCTATTGCCTCTTCAACTTCTTTACTTATTGTATCAATAGTATCATCAAAGTTGCTAGTAGCTTTTGCATATCCTTCTACTACTACTGATAATTCTCTACTCATAACTCTATCAGTACCTATAACTATTGGCTCAGATGCTTCTGATTTAGTATAGATAACTAATGCTGGTACTGTTTCTAATGGATAAACCCTTGACTCATAAACTCTTGAACCAGTTGTAGTCAAACCAGTTAAAGTAGTACCAAACTTTTCTCTTATTTGTTGTCTTATATGATTTGCCATTATATTTCCTCTAACATTAATGCACTAAAACCTGTTCTATCTGATTGTATATTAACAACAGTATAATTTTGTGCTGCTTTGAGTATATTACCATTTGTATCTTTTATTGCAGATATATCTAAAGTATTTCCAAATGCAATATTTGGAATATCTATAGTTCTGCAATAGGCTATTGGTTTTAATGCTTCTACACCAATACCTTCTTCTTGTTCTACATATTCATTATTTAGAATAACGTTGATTGTTGTAGAAGTGACTGAATTTGTATAAACAGCAGAAACACCATGACCAAAATTAATATCTAAATATCCAGCCATATCTAATTCAGTTTCTAATCTAAATTGAGACATTATTCTTCCTCTAACACCAAAGAAACCAAACCTGTATTATCAGGTTCAACTGTTCTAACAACAAACGTGGTTACAGGCTTTAAAACATTACCCTGATCAGTTGTTATTGCATCAACTCTTAATTTATCTTGTTGTGATATGTAAGGAACATCAGATGCTTTAACTATTGCTCTTGGTTGATAACCAGCAACAGGAACAGTGCCGCCTTCTATATTGAAATATTCTTGGTCAATAATGATATTAATATTCTTTGAGAACCCTGAATCAATATCAAAAAGGGTATCTATTAATGGGAAATCATCCCATAAAGATTGTTGAACCTCAAAGAATGTAGCAGTAACACCATGACCTGTTGTTGTATCAACATAGGCGTTAAAATCTGCTGCACTCTCTAATGGCATGATTTATTTTTTAGCTCTTGTTTTAGGAGCTTTTACTTTTGATGTTTCTAAACCCACGCTTCTATCTTCTTTTTGAGCTTTAGGTTTGCCAACATGAACCTCTGCTTTGCCATAACCACATAAGGAATGACCTTCACTTTCAGTAAGTTCAACTATATCACCAGCGTGTACTTTAGAACCGCCAGCCATTGTATCTGTTAAGATTTTATATTTTTTCATATTTGAGTTGGGGGTATTGCTACCCCCATTCCATTTAAGCATCAGTTAATTAGTCGCTTGATTTACAGAATGAAACTGCGTGTCTTACAGCTACATCAACAGTTTGTAGAGCAACAATTCTTACCCCACCTGAAGTTGATAATGCGTAAGGGTCAACAGTAATATCCAGTCCACCATACATACCAATTAATAAGTCTGCAAAGTTACCAAAGTAGAAATCTCCACTTGTTACTTGGTTACTTCTAATAACATTATAACCATTCATAGTGTTATCAGGATTAACAACAAATTGAGCAGTATTAGTTGCTTTTTCAGTTGTTTTTAAAGTACCAAAGTCAGCAGGTCTACAAATGTAACCTAAAGAACCACTTAGAGCATTGTCATTAGCGATTGCAGATTCCATAGCCACGATCTCAGCCCATGTTGGGTTAGCAGCAGCAAATGTAGTAGTGTTAATACCTGTAGTATTAGAAATACCTGTAGGTTGACCACTTGAACCTGAACCAGCTAAAGCACCTAAGTCAATTGCAGTAGCGATTGATTTTGTTAGGTCATCTCTGATTAAGTTCTCAACATCTAATGATGATTGTTGTAACAAAAGTCTTGTTGCATCAGTGAAAGCACCGATTACTTTAGGACTCATTGTTACTGAACCTGAAGTAAATTCACTTTCAGCAGCAGCACTACCTTCTGTAGCAATCCATCCAGCAGATGAAGCAGCAGTTTTCTTAGGTATTACAACATTTCCTTGTAATCCTCTAAGCATTGTCGCTCCAGCTTGCATTACAGAAGACTCATTTCTAAGTACGTCTATAAAGGAATCCCCTCTGTAATCTTCAGCTATTAAAGTTGAATCATCAGATGAGTTGATGTCTCTTTTGCCCCAAGTTCTTAGGACTTCAGCAGGCAACATAATGCCTTGTGCATCTTTACCATACTGTCTTGCAGCTTCAGCAGAACATTCAAATTCAAAAGCAGCATCTTGTTGTGCTCTTCTGTCTGAAGGGTTTGCCATTGCTCGAATCGCTTTTACCAAGCTAAATTCTCTTACTTCTTCTTTAGTCATGCCGATTTCTGAAGGAGTCTCTAAAGGTGTGTCATTAGAAATATTTTCTAATAATACGCCTCTAAATTCTTCAACAGAGATACCATCACTAATTGCTTTGTCAGCTAAATCTCTTTTATTGTGTCTAGCGGCTAAATCTATAATCTCTTTTGAGTTTCTTTTAAATTCAGCTTTAGCATCATCAATAGTTTGAGTTCTAACTTCGTCTAGGTTTATGTCTTTATTTTCTGACATTTTAATCTCCTTAAAGTTAATATTATTTTTATCTTCAGAACGACCAACTCCAACAAGTCTTGACTGGTCAGCAGGAACGCTTACAGAAGAAACTTCCATAGGTGTCCATTGAGCTTTATAGTAATTCTCATCTTTGTTATTCATTCTTTCCAGTTTGTCGATGCGATAACCTACCGATATGTTCATCCTTATCCCATCTTTTACATCTTCAAACACTTCTTGAGCTAAAGCAGATTTTCCAAATCTGACTACTGCTAAAGACCTTTTAGCAGTCTCATCTAGTTCGAATCTTTCTATTACACCTATTTGCTTGGTCATATCATGATCCAAGAGAAGAGGTGCACGTCCACTGTTTATAAACTCCATGTTTATATCGCCAGCAGAATGTCCTAGGACTTCCATCCCAAAACTTCTTTCAACAGGTTCTTCAGAAGAAACTCCTACACGAACAGTTCTATTTTCTTCATCAAGATAAGAATGTTTAGATAAATCAATAGTTCTATATTTCATAGGCATATCAATTACTTTTCTTTCATCTTCACTTGATTCAGTCATAGAAACCTCATCAGTCATTTCTACTTCCTCACCTTCATGTTCTACATCCTCATGCTTTGCGAATTCAACAATAACTTTATCGTCAGTTTCACTCACATTAAGGATATGTCTATCTTCTTTATTCATAGATTTCTCCTCTTCATTTGTTAATAAAGGATGTTTTTCTGATTCTTGCGAATCAAAACTTGTTTGTCTTTCATCTTCTTTTTTCATTTGTTCTACCAATCTTTTTGACCAGCTATATCCAGCATCACCACCCCATAATGCCCAAGCTATTCTGCCATTAGAAGGATAACCTTCTTCACCAGCACTAAATCCTTCTGCCTGTTTATCTACTTCATGTCTGCTGAAAAAACTATACATCCTTTTAATAGTTTCATCAGATAGATTTTCGTTATTTAATATTTGGTTTGCTCTTTCGGCTCCAATTCTAGTTCCACCCCTGCCAAATTCTTTTCTCCAGTCCAAGCCTTTGCGAGCCTCTTCTTTCATTCCTTGAGTAGGTTTACTCATCTTCCTGATCTCCGCCATTTATATTTGCTTCCACAGGATTCTTCTGACCAAATGGTTGATAAGCTAATTCAATACCATATTGTTTGGCTAGTTCAATTTCTTTTTGATGTTGTTCAAAAAGCTCTTCAGTATCTCTTCCGTATGCACCAGCAATGTCTGAATAACTTAATGTTCCATTTTGCAAACCAATTACATTAGCCTGCATTTCTTTTAAAGGATCAATCCAAGCAAAACTTCTTGGTATGTAATTAACAGCCTTAGCAAACTTATCAACTTTACTCATAGGCAAATTAATATAGCCATTTGATATAGACATTTCTAACCAAGATTTAAAAACTGGGTCTATAAAATGATCTATAACAAATTGCTGATATATCTGATACATGCTTCTATCTTCTAAAGCACCTTGTCTTATTGAGCTGTAATTTACTGATGTAAGGTCATTACTTAAAGAATGATAAGAAATATTTAAACCTGATGCGATACTTCTTAATACATTAGTTGTAAATGATTCAAATGCAGATGTGGGGTGAGTTGGATCAAATGCTTTAAAATCCATACCTGCTGGTAATTGTTCAAAAACTCCAGCCTGTGCGTTCATTGTTGGATTAAATGTATCTTCATATTCACCATCACCAACATAACCATCACCATCACCTGATGTAAAGAAACCCATTTTAGATGCACCAACTCTAGCTGCAACTATCTCTGCTTCTAAATAACCATTTAGCATTTTCACATTAGCCATTGCTGTAGCAACCAAAGAAACGCCTCTAGTTTGTTCTGCTCTAGCAGGCAGGTAAGCATGGATAATCTCATCAGCAGGAACTCTAATGTGTTGTGCTTGAGCTAAATAAACTCTATCGTAAGGGTGGTCTTTAAATAAATGATAAGCAACTGGTTTATCATATTTATCTACCTCAACACCCATCTTAATACGATTGCCAGTAGCTTTATAAACATCATTTTTATTTTCATCTAAATGATCTGCTTCTAAAAACTGTAATTCAAAACCAAAGGGTGAATCTTTCTTTTTAATTTTTCTTATTAATACTTCACCATCTCTACATAGAGATTCAATAAATATTTTTTGACAATCTAAGAATGATAATCTTCCATTGGTTGTACAATTGCCAACCTGACCCCATTCTTTCCAAGCGTTTTCAATGAGCTGGTTTCCAGCAATGTCCAATGACCCATTATCGTCACGTCCTTTACTGGAAACTCTTATGCCATGCTTACCGATAACATTAGATACCATCAGGTTTAAGTATCTTGCAATATAGCTATCGTTTCTTGCTAACTCTCTTGCTCTATCTCTTAAAATTCTTATGTTATCTTTTATCTCAGCATCGGCACTTGTAGATGTGGTAACAAAATCTGCAAACAATCTTCCAGTATTAGCTCCTGTGTAGCTTCTTCTATATGCTTGTCTTTTCTTTTTCTTAGGCTCATTTACGCCTAATATTCTGTTATACCATGCCATTATGTGTAACTCTTGGGTGTTGAACCAGTTGTACGACCAAAATTAACCTTGATTGTGTTTCCTGATCCTCTTTTATTCTTAATTCGTTGGATTTTGACTTCTTTAAGATATTCAGCCTTGTATCTGTCTCTAAAAGTCAACAGTTCATCAATGGACATTCTTGATAATGACCTTCCAGCTATAGACATAGATGATTGGTCAATATTTGCCCTGTTCTCAATAACTGCTTCTATACTATCTAAAACAATTTTTGCATGACTTCTAACTGAAGCAGTTGTAGTTGCATAATTATCTTGAACTTCTACAAAACCCTCTTCAAGTTTGACTCTTGCAGAATCAGAACTTCTAGTCATGTAAGAAACCCAGTTGTAATTACCTTTTGTGTATGAAGCGGTATTGTTTGCCTCAATGATGTAGTTATCATTTGATTCTGTAGATGTTAATGTAAAATTAGAAGCTGTAGCACCATCAACTAAATTAAATTCATATGATAGTGAATAGTCTGCTACTGGATAATCATCTGATAAATCTTCTCTTTTCCATGCCCAAAAGTCTCCTAACTGAAGCTCAGTAGGAACTTGGGGTGGATAATTTGTTGAATCAAATTTGTTGCTCAAGCAAAAACCTCATAAATGTTTTAGATATATCTAATATCACACTATGGTTTTCTGCTAAAAAGTCAACACATAAGCAAAGAAAAGTCAAATTACTTCCAAGAAGTAGCAAAATTACCTCTATTTATGCCTTTTTGTGGTTTATTTTGCTTACCTTCTTTAGGTTTTAGTTGTTGATTTAGTATTTTTTCTTCAATAGAGTCAAAATTTGGATTTAAAATGTAAATAGCAGCAAAATTATATACCAAAGTATCTAAAGCCTCATTTCTAGGTCTTATTTGTTTCCAAATTAAAGTTTTTCTACCTCTAACAAACTTTGTAATCCTTTTTTCTGCTGTAAGCTGTTTAAAATACTCTTCATCAAGGTCTGAGCAAAAATGCAGGGTAGTAAGCTCATTTTCAACAGATAAACGAGCAAAAATAGCCTCTTTTGCTGAATCAGCACCAATTCCATATAAAACAGCCTTATTTTTACCTACAAATGTTGGTTTATTGGCTATTGGCTTACCTGCTGTTGATAAACCTTTAACAGCAAAGACTCTTCTAGCCTGCCTAGGCTTTGTAAATTGATAAACTTGATTTGTATGATGTCCACCACTATCAATTGTGCAACAAGATATAGGGATCATTCTATCTGATTCGGTTTTAAATCTACGTTTTAAATAAGAATCTAAGTCTGACCAAACATTTAAGGCATTGGGATCACCCCAAAATATCTTATAATCACACACCCACGCCTCATAGTTCTTACCCCATCCGACCAATTGTAATTCCAATCTATCTTTCTGCGTGTCCACGCCAGCAGTTAAAACTAAAACATCCTCAGGTATAGTTGTGTAATCATAGTTTAATCTTCTTTCAAGCAAAGTTTCATATTCAACTGCTTCGCCCTGTTCTTCCCATGATTCTCCAAGAGCAGTGTTAATCCAAGTTTTTAACATCTCAGGATTCTTTTTTGCTTCAAGAAATGATTTAGCCATATCAGCCCATGTAGACCAAACAGAATATAGCTCTGATATGTGAAATCCTGCTGTATTAGATTTTGTTTCAGTTGCTATCCATTCACCATGTTTTAACATCCACTGTTTTTTAGATTCATTTATTACAGAGCCACAATGATCGCAAGCATAAGATGCTGTTTCAGGTTGATTTTCTTCCCAAACTACATTCTTCCACTTTAAAACCTGTTTTTCATTACATTCAGGGCAAGGAACGTGATAATATCGTTTATCTGACTCTTCAAAAGCAGTTTCTATTCTTGAAAGTCCTTTGATTGTAGGAGTAGAACACATATATATCTTTTTATTCCAAAAAGTAGTAGTTCTCTTAGTAGCAAGTGATATAGGATCACCTTCAGCACCAGCAGATGCCTCATACCTGTCGACCTCATCAGCGAGTACGCAACGGATGGGACGTGAAGCGAGAGAGCTTGCACTGTTGCTTCCAGTTATAGTTAGATTACCACCAGCAAACTTTTTAGATAATACTGTATTACCACTATCTCTACTTCTAGGGTCTTTAACACAATTTCTTATCTTTTCAGAATCACGAATCATAGTAGCAAGTCTATCCTTAGAAAAGGCCTGACCCATTTGTAATGTTGGTTGCATAACTAACATAGGAGCTGGGTCTTGATCTATATAGTAGCCAATCACGTTTAAAAGTATCTCTGTTGCCCCAACTTGAGCAGACTTCATAAATACTATTCTTTGAATGTCAGGATCGTTGAAAGAATCCATAATTTCTCTTTGATATGGTGCACGATCTGTACGCCATGCTCCAGCCTCTGCTGAAGATTCAGGGGATAGTCTTCTATATCTATCAGCCCAATCGCTAATCTTCAAGTTCGGTGGAGGAGTCCATGTCTGATTCGTCTCCTGTATCACCTTTTCTATATTCTTTAGGTATTCCATTTTGTGCTAACTCATTTAGTGCTTCATGCACTTGTTCTTTTATTATTAATTCTGCTTCTGCATATTTGTCAACTGTTATTACTTGATGAGCAACCCTTGATGGCAGTCCTAATAGCCTAGCCCTTACATTTGAAACATAATCAATCCAAGTGTCTTCAACAAGTTGTGCTGGTATTAAAGACTTTTCTAACTGCTCTACTTCTAGCTCAGCCTTTCTAGCTTGAGCAGCAGTAAGTTTAGCTTTCTCTTCAGCAATATCACCAGTGCCACTTCTTTTATGATATCCACCCAGCTTTCTTAGATAGGAAATATATGCAACTCTGCAAACATCTAAATTTAAAGGGCTCCTACCCATTTTAGAGGGCAATATTCCATCCCTGATTAATTCAGATATTCTCTTAACAGATAAATCTAAATGATCTGCAACTTCTCTTTGTGTAGCCAACGCTAATTTAATTTCTTAATACTCATAAATATAAATATATCACACCAAAAATCTAAAAACAAAACATTTAGGGTGAAGGTAAATTACTTTAATAGGTTGGTATCAATGAGATATAAATCCGATGAATAGTAATGGTCTGTCGCTACAAAAAGAATGGGGTGCTGCAACCTGCGTACCCATTGGGTCAGAAGAACCTAAGCTCTAAGAAGCCTATAAACAAAGGCTTTGAGAGAACAACAAAAAAGAACGCCTAAAAATCAAGGGAATGACAAGAAAATAATAATATATCTATTATAAGTACAGCTTATAAAGGTATAAAAAGACGTAAGAATATTTATTAAAAATAATTTATATTATCTATTGCATATAAATATATATTTATATATAATATAGTTATGTTTAACATTTATAAGGAGAAAATAAACATGAGCAAAGTACATCACACACAATACAAAAAGAACTATAAAAAATATATTCTTGAATGTTTAGAAACAGAGGACGAGCTAATAGGCAAGAATTTATCAGACGATGAAAAGATTAATTATCTTTTTGATAGGTTCGGCAATGAGTACGGCTTTCAAATTGAAAGGATAGGAGAGTATAGAGCTATGACTGAATGGTTGAGTGGCTTAGCTATAAACATTCCTTATACATACTCTGATATCATTGAGTTAGCTATTGATATGGGTTCAATTGATAACAACCCAAGCGAGGCATTAAAAGATAGAGTTATTGAAAATTACTTTTCTTTTATGGCCAGTGTAATTCTATCTTTTAAACATAAATGGGTGGCATAAATGAGAATAGATCTAAACGAAATTAAAAAATATGACTACAGCGACACTTCAACAGCAAGAGAACTTATATACAAGCTAACAGAGGAGCTTGAAAAAGCATATAAATTACAAAATGATTTAATCGAAGCAATAACTAAAAAGGGGGTAAATAATGAAATATAAAATAATAATTAATAACGGAACTCTTAAAGGCTTTTTAGCCTTTAGGGGTTCATGTCTTGCAACTATGCAAGATAAATTTAAACGCCTGGAACTTCAAGGGCATAAATTAAAACTAATAAGGGGTAAATAATGGATATATACACAGAATATGTTATTTGGGGCGTAAAGATAGAAGACAGGGATAAACCCGAATATTTACAAGAGAGCTTGTTGCAGACACACCACCTAGGCGAAACTATCAGAAGTAAACCAATAGCGGAAAGGATAGCCCTATTATGTGAATCAAAGGGTTATACAAATGTAAGAATCCAATCTATACCCTTTTATGTGGGCTGTGAGTCTGATTTAGCCAAACAATTCATGGGGGTTAAATAATGAAATATCAAATAAAAATATTACATGGCTCAATATATGAAATATTAGCCGATAACTTATTAGATTTACACAATCAGATTCAAAATCTCAAAAAGAAGCATTGTTTATATGATGATGAAATAACATCTATAGAGGTTCAATATGAGTCTTGATACATGGAAGATTAATAACTAATCTAACCAATCAAGGGCGGTACTATTACCGCCTTTTTTTATGCCTTGAATATATAGGAGAGCCTTAGAGCCTTTCTAAGACGTTTTAATATTAAAGCCTTGTATTACTATCAATATATATTTATATTGCAACAGACGGCTTGTCCGTGCCTTGTTTTTTTCTCTGTTGCTTCTTTTTGTTTCTGTTGCTTTGTTTTTTTTCTTTGGTGATTTTTTGAATCAAGATATAAATTTGCCTTGATTATAAATTTGCCTTGATTATAAATTTGCCTTGATTATAAATTTGCCTTGATTATAAATTTGCATCAAAACAGTATTTGCATCAAAACAGTATTTGCATCAAAACAGTATTTGCCTTGATCTTAAATTTGCCTTAAAAATAAATTTGCATTTAGGTATTGTGTATTTATATATTTTTATATATGATAGGTTTATGTTAAATAAAAGTAAGGAGTTAAATAACATGAAACCATTAAATAAAAACCAACAAAAAGAGTTATCTCAAATTATGGGGTGGCACGATTTTAAAATAGACCAACGATCAACTCATAGTGCATACATAACTATGGGAGATATAACAGTCTATGTAGACAATTCAACCAACGAGCAAATAGTAAATGTATGGCAAGATCAACCGCTAGGCTTAGAAGAGAAAACTATTCATAGCTCATGGACTAATACAGATACACTTATAAGGGAGCAAGAATAATGATTGAAGAACTACTAGACAAATACCATGAAGACGATTTTGATGATTTGTTAATTGAAATAATCAAACACATGCAAGAACAAAAAGAAACAAGGGAGCAAGACTAATGAACTTAGAAGAATATGCAAGAAAAAGAGTTGAAGAAGAAGATGAGCTAAAAGAATTGGCTTATGAACTTTTAATTTATTACTACGAAGGCTGGAGTAAGGAAGAATTAGCAGATTTAGGTATAACAAAGGAGCAAGACTAATGACAATTAAAGAATATTATAAATTAAGAGAAGCTATGAGTAATTTAGATAATCTTATTGATGATTGTTCAATAGAAGTTAAAGAAGCTATTGACGAAGTATGGGATTTAGTAGATGAAATAAAAACAGAGGAGCAAGACAAATGAGTAAAGAAAAAATATATGAAATTGGCTTTGATGATAAATGCATGGGAGATCATAAGGGAGAGTGGGACGCTTGGTTTCTAAGCGACTTGATTTGCCTTGTAGGTGGCAATGTCTCTTGTACTGCAAAAGATTATGTAGAAGTAGATACAGATGATTATAAAAAAAGAATTTGCGTCTACATCGATCTTATGAAGTTTGTTTGTTATGTAGGTGATAAGCATGAGTATTCAGCAAAAGACCATTTAGCCTTTCAAGGATTCTGTACTAAATATAATCTTAAATATGAGGAGTGGTGTGATGAGTCTAACTAAAAAACAAATAATAGAAAAACTTAAAAGCATACAGTACGAAGTTGATAGCATCTTTAACGAGAGGTTAGATAGGTTTGATACTGAATTGTTGGAGTTTCGCAAAGACCCTGAACCTGATTATGGTTATATATCGTTTTTAGGGCATGAGGTTTATGAGGCTCAAAGAGTTCAAAAAGTAATTTTAGAAATAATAGGAGAGGAGGACTAAATTGCGGTAAGGGTAAATTTGCCTTAATGGTAAATTTGCCTTTATCTTTTTAAGTGTCTAGCGAATTGTCTGTTGATCTCTCTATGCAAGGTGCTTTTAATAACTTTTTCTCCAACCTTATAAAAATCAATAAACTTTCTATGCTTAATAAATGGAGTAAAGGCTACAAGCAATTTAAGACCTTCTCTACCCTTTTTACCTTGCCTTTCCCATATACCATAAGTTTTAGAACCTTCTCCTTTAGGTACGCCTTGGAAACGTGAACCCTTTCTTTGTGAATCTTTTGTTTTATCAACTCTACTCAATAAACCACCTTTTGCAGATAGCTTCATTATGTTTCCATATTTGCCTTTCTTGTATTCTCCATCTTTAGTTGGTGAGGCGTATTTTTGCCTTCTTGCAGGTTCGTTTTCTCCTGTGTATATGTAATGCAAAAACTTAACCGCCCAATCTTTAACAATAACCCTTGTAGCTAATCTATTGCTTCTAGGTTTGGCAAAGTTAGATATAACAACAGACTTAACTGTTTGTGGACGTGGGTTATCTAACTTATCTTTAAGATGTGACCTTTCAGCATTTACAACCCTCTCTCCTGTATAATTCATAGCTCTTGCCATAATCTTATTAAAATCTCTTTTGTTTAAGTCTTTGTCTAATTGTTTTCTTAAATCTTTGAGATTATCTTTTACTGTTATTCTCATACTAAATTTGCCTTAAATATAAATTTGCCTTGATTATAAATTTGCCTTTATGAAATTTGCCTTAAACCTAAATTTGCCTCAATGTTAAATTTGCCTTAATTACAAATTTGCCCAAGGAGACTTTTTATCAAACTTCAAACCATTCTCGTTAGCAACTTTTAAAATAGTCGATTTGCTTTTACCAAGAGACATAACCACCTCGTTTAGTGATTTGCCTTTATCGATTTGCCTCTTAAGTTGCGAAACATCAATTTGCGGTTTATTGCTCATTACAGGTTCTCATAATGTTCTTTTAATTTATTAATATACCAAATACTTTTCTCTAAGTCTTGGATGTTGGAGTCTTTATATTTATGTCTATGTAAATACTTTATAGCATTACCTTCAAGATATGCGGGGAAATTTGCACCTAACTGTTGCTTTATGTAGTCAATACATTCAACACCACCTTCTTTGTGTAAGTAATGTTTCGGATGGTTTACTGGGTCATTCATACTTTTCTCCTAATTAGTTCATTCTTACATTTCTGTATGACTTTTTTCTTAGCACTAGAGGATTCAATATAATCATTCAGTTCTTGTACTGTCATACTCTTTAGATAGTAATGTTCTGTTTTTGTCTTACCTGTTGCTCTGTCTCTAACAACAGCACTAGGTCTTAGTTTTATCGCCATCTTTTTTCTCCTTTTTCTTTTTCCCAAATGCTAATTCCCAATTTGCATCTATTTTCTTTTTATCTTCCTTACGCCTTTTTGAGCCTTTGCCACCATGCCACTTAGTCATAATCTATCCTTTGAAAATTTACAGATTTATCTAATTTGCTTAGTATCTCTTTTGCTCTCATAAAATCCTGGGGTATACACCTAAGCAGTTCTTCAATACTAAATACCATAATATCCTTTTCGTCTTTATGTATTAGCTCTAAAACTGGCTTCTCTTCATCAGTATCACATATCAATGCAGTTTTCTTATCAAAGGTAAAACACCTAGCACTTGGTTGAATCATAATGTAACCACTTTCTTCACATTTGATGTTTAGTTGTTCATAGGCTCTAATCATCATATCAACCATACTGATTTGCTTTTTGATCGTATCTTTTTGCAAAGATGTTTTTAATAGTTGTTCTGCTTTCAAAAACTTAATCTCAAAGTCTACGCCCACCATTTTATAGATACGTTTCCAGTTACCCCATTTAACATTAGCCTCTGCTTCTAAGATTCTTAATTGTTTAAGTTTATCTTTTAAAGCCTCATCATAATAATTACTCATATATATCCTCCGTGCTTATACATTTAAGTGTGCATGTGTGTAGTCCTACGGACTACTACACACACACACACTCAAATAATGTATTCATACACACACACACACTCGCACACACACTCACACACTCTATCCATTAGATAACTCATAATCATCATATATTCTAAAGTCTACTAGCCTGTAACCCATCTTTCTTACAGTGTTTTTATCTCTTTTGGCATGTATAACAACTCCAACCTTTTCTAATCTTTGGAACGATCTGTTTATAGAATCACGATTAATTTCCTTACCACTAGTGTTATAAACAGCATGGTGGCCAAAATCATCTGCTGTAAACCATTCTTCTTCAGGTTTTGGCTTATCTTTTGCTAAAAAATACATTAAAGAAGCAATCTTTTTGTCTTCTGCTTCTTTAACAGCATCTTGAAAATCCTCATCAGAACCATCATCTTCAGTCTCAATTAGTAATCCCGAAGTAACATTTAGACCCTCACCAATAACAGTCTCTTCGTGGAAAATAAAATTCTTATCAGTCATTCCCATTCCATCTTTATTCTTGGTTTGTTTCATCTTGACAAACATTTCTTTTTTATCGCCAACTGTCTTATCTTTCCTTTCAATCAAAAACTCACCATCTATAGATGCATCAAGAACAGAACTACCCCTAGCTCTTCCTGTATTACCTCTACCAGTATGATGAACAAGCAAAACAGTACAATCAAAGTCTTGAACCAACTGATCTGCGGCTTTAATAAACTTATTGACCTCTTGAGCAGAATTTTCATCACCACTAAAGTTTCTTTGAAACGTATCAAATATAATTAAACCCACTCCTCCAATCTCGTCTTTAAGCAAATTTATCTCGTCTTCTAACTTTTGATACTCTTCAGGCTCATTAATTCTATTACCTCTGTTTGATAAAAATAAAGGCACTTCTTCTAATCCCTTGTCATTACCAGTCTTATCTTGTTTTTTAATATACTGGCTTAGTGCTGCTAATCTGCGTTTTACCCCAGCAACTCCCTCTCCAGCCAAGTAGACTACAGGTGCTTTTTTTGTAGCATAACCATAAAAAGATGTTCCTCTTGCTATAGCACAAGCCATTGCAATTGCAATAAACGATTTGCCTGTTTTTGGTGCTCCAAAAACTGTTATTAATTTATTACGTTCAAAAACATCAGTAATTAGCCAATCAGGATTTGTTACTTCTGCTATATATTTATCAGCCCTTTTTAATCTGAACGCACCACTTGGTAACTTTTCTTTTTGTTTATAGACAAAGCCAATGAAATCTTCTGCTGACTTAAAAGTTCCTCTTTCATATGCATCGTATAGATCATCTTTCTCTTTAAACTTTTTAGGTGGTTGTATGATTCTTATTGACCTACAGCCATTTTTCCTTAAATATTCTAATAGATTAGCAGCACATTCTTTACCTGCTTTATCATTATCAGGAAATATCCAAATCTCTTTACCAAATATAGGTGTCCAGTCTGCTTTTTCCCAACTATTAACTCCGCCATGCCAAGTACAAGAACTTAATTCTTTTCCTACTATTGCCTCACAGCCTCTTAGAGCCTTTTCACCTTCATTTATTACGACAGGCTTGTCATCACCCTTATTATTAAAATAAATGGGTAATTTGCCCTCAGGTCGCTTCAAAGACCATGTGCCATCAATACCCAGGGTAAAGGGAGCATACTTCTGTTTAATTGCATGACCTTCAGGAAACCTAAGAACCATAAAATTATCAGCATACTTTAGCTTAACAATTGCCTGTCTATACAAGTCAACCATCTGCTCCCTAGAGAATGATCTAGCATTACTTTTAGGCTTAGCGACAGGGGAATCACTAAAGCCAGTTAGTAAGGAGTCATTAGACTGTAATGCTAGATCATGACCAAACTGTTTTAAAACTGTATTTACATCTTGATTTAGATGTTTAATTAAATCTATTACTCCCCCACCGACTCCTGCTTCATGGTCATAGAATGTACCATCAGATAGGTTGAGACACATACTACCCTTGCGACCCCATCTATATTCATTAGATGAGGTGCTAGTAGGTTCTCCTAGTAGTTGCTTTGCAACATCAGGAGCTATTCTTTGCCAATCAATATGCTCCATTTAAAAAGGAATATCGTCATCTGATAATTCATTCTTATCGACCATTTCTTGGACTTTTTCTGCAAGACCATCATTAGGACTCTTGAAAGTATCTTCTACTTCTTCATCTTCTTTGCCATAAAATGAAGGTATAACAAAATTGTCAAACCTTGGTGCAAACTTAGAGAACTCAAAAGTTAGCTCTGATGACCTTCCTATACCAACCTGTATCTCTTTTGAGCCTTTATACTCAACAACAGGCAATGAATCACTACTGGCATCCATTTGATTCCAAAAGCTACTTAATATCTTATTAAATGCACTAGATTCAGCAAAAGTAAATCTACTCCATATTAATGCGTGTTCATGTCCATGTGGCATAACACAACAACTAAATGCTCTTTTCCAATCATCACCAGGCTTTGTACTAGCCTTGCCAAAGTTATCATCCCAAACATACTGATACTCACCAGCATATCTGCCCCAACCACTTTTAAATGTTGCAGGGTCTAACTGCAAGTATTTAAAATCAATTGGTGTTTTGCCATTAACAAAAAATTGTTGATCGGCAGTTTTAAAAGCAAGATAAACTTGCTGTCCTTCAGTGGAATTACTCATTCCTCCTAATATATCCATAATACTCTCCTATGGTTAATGTATTGTTCTATCAATACTGTTTAAGTAATCAGCTTCAAGTTGGGTATAACACCTTTCCTTGAAACTATAATAATCCTCATCATTTGTAATGCCAAAGACATCACATGCAATGCTGATTCTTTCGTAGGCACGCCTACAAAACTCTTCAAAGTCTTCCTGTAGCAAATAACTATTTAAATCCATTCGCTTTTTGTAAGACTTCATCTAAAATTTCACATAATTCTGATAATGGGCAATTATAGGTGCAATTCCAATTTGCCTTGTCAACACTTGTTACCAGGAACAAGGGAATCACACACATAATTTGCTTTCTATCATATTTATAAATAAGTAATGGTATTAGGCTATCGCCAGCACTCTCTACTGCTTGTTGCCACCATTCATTTTTATAAGTTGTTTTCTTAGCACTCTCCTTATATCTTTTACACTCAATCGCGAACTTATCAAAATATATATCAGCCATGCCTTTAGTTTGGTATTGATCTAGGTTTCTCTTGACTCTAGTTTCTATACCCCTTGATTCAAGAGCAGTGTTCAGTTTATTAACAATAACCCTTTCAAATGCTGCTCCTTTGTTTCTACTGTTTACCATTAATCTAATTTATTAAGTATGTAGATAGCAGCCACCACGCTGACTATTGTTACGATTGCTAACAACCCAACAAAGCCACCAATTAAATATAGAATCCAGTCAAGCATCAAAATCTGTCCTTACAACCCTTCCACTTTGGTATTTTATTTCTCTGTAATGTGTTCCTGCACCTTTCTGAAAATAGTAATAGGCAATTTGCTTGTCTAGTTTTTCATTCTTTAACTCTTCTCTTCTTTTAGCTACTGCTTTGCTATTTTGACCCATTCTTTTTCTCCGCTTTATATGAAACCATACCTAGCTTTAAAACCATCTGCGAAGCAGACTCAATAGTCATGTTGTTTTGTATTGCAAATATCTTGATTTCTTTATGCAAGTCCTCCGATATCCATAGTGCTTTTTTTATCTTCTCATCCATTCTAACTCTCCTTTTTTATATTAATATTAATTTAAGATTTTTACCACTTCTTTTGTGTTTATATGTGTTTGATGACCTATAATCTTGTTAAGGGCAATTGATAAACTCTCCATAAATCTAAATACTCTCATTATCTATTTGCCCTTACTCACAAAACCAACTCAACAACATTAGGACTATTGTAAATACTTAAAGGTTTACCCTTCTGATATTCTTTATAGTCATTCAAATACCTTTCCATAATCAACCAACCAAAATCCATTTGCTCATCAGTAATTTTAAATACTTTAGATGCATAAGGATAAGTCTTTTCCTGAGCAACAAATACAAACTCCTGAACATCATATCCAGCCTTCTGCATACCTCTTCTATACCAAGCTGCTTGCATATCATAGCCATACTTCTTCACTGACCTAGCAAACATATAAGGTTCACATGATTGGGTAGTCTTATAATCTATGACCACAATACTGTTCTCAGTATCACGACTAATAAGAGGGTCACATATAGCATCAGGTCTACACTTACAAAGCACATCATCTTCATACCAGTAAAAACTTGCTTCAGCTACTTTACCTTTAGCATTAAGATAAGCATTACCCTCATAAACCATATTGTCTCTCATGCCCTTTATAGTCTCTAAGTCAGCTTCCTTAATAACAGTCATGCCCTTCTCTTCACATTCTATCTTCTGCTCCTTGTATGCCTTTGTATAAGGTGAGCCTTCTAAGACTGTTATCTCTTTATTAAATGCATCTATGCCTTCAACTAACATTGAATGAGCAGCAGTTCCAAAGGTCATAGCTGGTGTTGTCTCTTGCTTATGTTCTAAAGCATGAAGCTGAGACTCACCAAACCTTCTAATAAAACTACTACTGATACCAACATTGGCATGATAGTCCTCATTGGGTATGTCTTTATATATCAACGCATCCCAACGTTTTTCTGATTCATAGTTCTTTAGTTCTTCTATCATCATCTCTGCTCACCCCACTGATTTGCCATAGCATCTGCTATGCCAGTATAAAATTTACTTCTTTCTTTTCCTTTACCACCACCAATCCACCAAATTCTATGCTTTTCTTTGTCAGGCAGTGCATCTGTTTCTTTTTTTACATTATTTGTTTCTTTTAATTTAGGTAAGTTCTTCAACCACAAACAAGTTCTTTTATATTCCATGTGACCAAACTGAAATGGATTTATCATTTGGTCAGATTTTCTTATGTATGAAGAGATTACACTTACAGGATTTTCAATGCATATTTTATCAATAGGTGCATCCATAAGTTTTTTCACAAACTCTATAGCTTCATCTCTTAAATACATTGGTTTTCTTCCTTCAGTAAACCACCTTGCACCACTAACTGATAGGTGTGTGCATGGTGGATGTGCAATCATTAAATCCCACCCATCATTAATAATATCTAATACATCACCTTGATAATGTTTACCTTCTGACTCAGTTGGTAAGATATCGCAACTGGTAGCATCATGTCCTTTTTTAGTGAAAGCATCTCTCACTATTCCACTATATTCGCAAGCAACTAAAACTTTCATCTCTGCTCACCCATTAAATATGCAATCTCAAGCAAAGAATCTCTGACAACATATTCTTCATTTGCTGTTTGAACTTTGTTCTCGCCAGTAAGGTAGTCTTTGTAGTAACCCCTTATTTGCCTTTTAGTTAAGATCAATGGCTTGACCTTGCCGACTTCATTAAATTGTATATCCATTAAATATTCCCCCTTTGTAATAAGTAAAGTAACCATAAGCACACAACCATACCCAGTAGTGCTAATCGCATCATAAGTTCATGTTTCATAATTAACTCCTTTCTAATTAATATAAATATATATTAAATTATATTTAAATACAATGCAAGGATTAAATTATAGGATTTAGAACAGGTACAGAACTAAGAGTATCAAGTGATTCTTGAAGTGAATCAATCTCCATAGTGTCAGTGATAATCTTCTTATCAAAGGTGAAATAGTTTTGTGAGGATGTGTTGGATTTAAATAGGATTCTTTTATGTTCATCATAGAAGAATACAAAGGCTAAGATATCACAATGATAGTTCTTGTAAGTTCCTGACATTGATCTTGAGTTTTCAGCAGCAAAGACAAACTTCTTTTCTTTAGTAGCTCTTCTACTTTTGACTTGCACTGTATATTTAGCGTTGCCAAATTCAACCATTAAATCAGCAGGATGTTTTTCTTGGGTTGGGAAGCAGAAGTCTGCATATTCCAAAAGGAATGTTTGTACCAGGGATTCACCCAAAGCACCTAGTCTTGAATTATTTTGATGTTGGTCTGATGTTTTTCTTGGCATTTTGACATAAGGCTAACTGCCTTGAATTATAAGCTGCTCTATTAGGGGTCTGATTTGCATACTTACTTCTAAGTATTTCCTCTGATGCTTCTAGCCAGCACTCCATCTCCATTAATGCTCTTGTATGTCTAAAAGCCATCCATCCTGTTATGCCCATTTGAAAGGTGCAATCAATACAAACTAATTGAGCCTTCTCAGGAAAACTTCTCCATACATGCCAGTGCTTGTCTAAACTGTCTATGACTCTTTTAATATCGTTATCAAGCAGATACATAGCTTCATCTTCTGTTATGCCATTTGCTTCTAGGTTTTTTCCCACGCCTATTGTTAACTTGCCTTCAGAACATTTATAAGGGAATGTTCTCATGCCCTCATGTTTGAGTAGCATTTCTTTTACATTGTCTAACATATTATCTAACTTCCTTTTTATGTAAGTCTAATTCTGTTTGTAAGATTAAAACTTCCTTTTCTAATTCTATCACCTGTTCTTCTAGGACTCTAATATCAGGGAATATATATTTGTTTTGATTTGCTCTTAGGTTTTGTATCTCTCTGTCATTAAAGTCTATCTTTTCACTAATATTTGCATAACCCCAAACAGCTAAAGCTATAGCACCTATTATTTGTAATAAATAACTAAGAGAGATATTTAAAGTTGACTTATCATCAACCTTAGCTAGCTCACTCATTATCTTCCTACGCCTTTAACCCTCTCAAAAGACCTCATACCACCCAAACCCAACATACCCATTAATACAGGTAGCATAGTAGATGTATCAGCTTGAGGCACGACTATTCCAAAGGGTGCTAGCAATGGACTGATTAGGAAATTAACTGCAAAGCCTGCAACACATACCCAAGCTGTTGCTGGTCTCCATGATGATTGAAACCAACTGCCCTTAGCTTCTTCTTTGTTTACTTCTATTTGTGCTTTTGCAATCTCATGGATATGCTTTTGAGACATGGTAGCAATTTCATGTGCTATCTTTTGTTTTGTATCAGCATCAGGAATGAACTTATCTAGTAAGTCGCTGACTGGTTTGATAAGTTTGTCTATCATATATTAAATTAAATAATCTTTGAGAAGAATCAATAACATTGATATAACTATTGTTGTAAGACCGCCTTTAATCCAGTTATTTAAACCATTAATATCATCATCTAGTTTTTCAAAGTGTTTAAATGCTGTAGTCCACCTTTCTGCACATTGTGTCTCATGTACTTGTAAGGATGCATGAACTTCTTGGGCGGTCTTTCTTGGCATTATTCTTCCTCAACAACCTCAGCTACATCTTCAGCATTGATAGCTCTATCAAATGATTCAATTACTAAGTTTTTATATTCATTAGTAATTACATAGTCATCATAGTGCTCTTGAAGTCTAGCTAATTTTTTACCAGCAACATTTAATTTAGCAGCTAAAGCCATCTGCTCTTCATTTAGGTCAGCAGCTCTATACTCAACATCATTAAATGTAATGATTACTGGTTCTTGGTTTTCCATCTTATTTTCTTCGTTACTCATTAGTCTCTCCTATAAGTTTATTAAAATTAAATTATATACTAAGAAATTATAATGATGCAGTTTCATTAGCAGTTTTCTTTGCTTCTTTAACTTCATCAGTCCACACTGCTGTTGCAATGCCCTGAACCTCTGTAGACTCTCCTGATACATCTGTATCTGTATGAGTCCAACTATCGTCATCATTCTTTACAGAGCTTACACATTCTAATGCGTGTCTATGGAAAGACCTTGATAGCTCTACATATCCTTTAGCATCTGTACCTTCTTTGATAACTGTAGCTGTTCTTACTTGTATAGTTTTGTAGTCTCCTACAACTTCTATTTTATCTTCTATTATTTCTTTTGTTATTGCCATTCTATTTTCTCCTTTTGTCCGTACCTAGAATCCACTAGGTATATTGTTAAAATTGTTCGTCTATTCATATGTTATTCTATTTTTCCTGTCTGTGCCTAGCGTCCGATAGGCGTATGGTTGTTATGCCGCTTCGTAAGTTACCGTTAAATAATAATCTGCTGTACCACTCGCAATATCAGAAACATCATCAATTCCTGTATACAGATAAGTAGTATTGCTTCCTGCTAAAACTATATTAGGCGCACCTGTAATTCCAGTTGAAGACTGACTGCCTACAAAATTAAGCAAAGAAACATTAACAACACTAAAAGGTAACCCCTGCAAATAAACAAGATTACTTGCCGTCATGCCTACTGTAGTGATGTTTATAAAATTGACAACAACCGTAACCATCCTTCCAACTTTTGTATATCTAGCATTTCTAACAGCATAACCAGACAGGTTTCCTCCTGTAGAAGCATCAGAAAGTACAGGTGTAAAAGTACCTTCTTCATAATCGTCAAGATGGTTTGCTGAACCTGTACCGCCTAGATAAGCACCGCCTGAAAGGTAGAGGTCTTTAAAACGCTTACTACCAGAGCCAATGTTCATAAGTCCATCAGTAGCGGCATTAGTTGTCATATTGAATGGTCTAAAGTGTTCACCACCATTA